ACTCCACCGCTGATGCTGATGCGGTTTATGCGATCGTTGGTGATCTGTCTGCCCTTCAGTTCAACTTCCCCGAGGGCGATGATGTCCTCATCAAGTGGGACGACATGAGCCTGGCAGAGAGCGACCTTGTCAAGGTTGTGGGCCGTGAGTACGCTGCACACGCAGTGACCGCTCCTGGTCGCCTTGTCAATGTGGTCAAGCCCCAGGCTAGCACCTGATGAAGCTCCAGCTCACCAGACCGGCAAGAATAAACTTTATGCCCGGAGACATCGTTGAGGTGTCTCCGGAGCAGGCCAGCTTCCTGATCGGCGTTGGCAGCGCCGTGCCGGTGGTGGAGAAAAAGGAAGCGATTGAAACCCCCGAAGCCAAGAAAACAGTCAAGAAAACGGTGAAGAAATGAGACTGCTTATCTGCATCCCTACCCTCGATTATGTGTATAGCGACTTCATGAAGTGTTTGACGAAGTTAGTCTGTCGCCTGAAGGATGACGGCATCGACTTTGATGTCGAGATCATCAGTGGGACGCTTGTCTACATAGCGAGGGAAAAGCTTGCACACAAGGCCGTGAATGAAGGATACACGCACACATTGTGGCTGGATTCCGACATGATTTTCACGGAGGACTTGCTTGATGACCTGATGTTTTCCAACAAGGACTTCATCACGGGCGTATATCACGCAAGGAGACCGCCACACGGTTCGTGCATCTTCAAAGACATTCGTCTGGACTACATCCAGAAGTACGAAGATTCCGAATACCCTCATAGCACATTCGAGATCGCAGGATGCGGTTTCGGGTGCGTCTTGGTAAGCACGGAGATCTTCAAGAAGGTGTATGACCGTTTCGGTGATGCCTTCCTTCCGCTTCCGGGCCTTGGCGAAGATATAGCTTTTTGCGATAGGGTGCAGAAATGTGGCTTCAAGATGTTTTGTGAACCGTCCGTGAGACTTGGTCATGTCGGTCACATTACGATATATCCAGAGGATCGTGAACGGTATATCCAAAGTTTGGGAGAATGAAATGTTAGACAAGGTTAAAATGGCGCTTCGCATTACCACAACCGCATACGATACGGAGCTTTCTGGCTACATTGATGCGGCGAAACTTGACCTTGGAATTGCCGGAGTGGATGTTCCTACTACGCTGGACGCTATCGTGGAGACGGCGATCATCACTTACTGTCGGATCCATTTTGGCGAGCCTGCCGACTATGACCGTTTGAAGGCATCCTATGACGAGCAGAAGGCGCAGCTTTCGATGGCTACCGGCTACACTACTTGGAGTTAACTATGTGGGACGAGATCACGCTTATCGCAGAAAATATCACAGTGGACGAGCTGGGAATGTCATCCAAGACCTATACCAGGACGGACACGCTTTGCGAGGTAAATTCCATCACCCGGCAGGAGTTCTTTGAAGCTGGGCGGAACGGGCTGAACCCTGAATATGAAATGACCGTCTTTTTTGGGAATTACAACGGAGAGCGGATCGTGGAGTACAAGGGCGAACAGTACGGCGTGTATCGGACATACCGCACGGGAGACTACATGGAGTTATATGTCGAGAGGAAGGGTGGTTTAATTGTCGGTTCAGAATCAATTTGACCAGGTAACGAAGGAGCTGGAAGCCTATGGCTCCGAAGTGCTTTTTGCCCTGGAAGAAGCGACAAAAGAAGTGGCAGAGGAAGCCGTGAAGAAGCTCAAATCTACTTCACCGAGAAGCAGCGGAAAATCGTCCTACAAGGGCGGTCACTATGCTACGAAGTGGACGAGTGAGAGCGACAGATACGGAAAGACCGACACCACGACAATAGTCTACAACAAGAAGCCGACTTACCGCCTGACGCACTTGCTTGAACACGGATGGGTAGCCAGGAACGGAAAAAGAGTTCCGGGGCAGGAACACATCGCCCCCGTGGATGCCTGGGTGCAGGAAGAGGTCATCAAAGTTCTGGAAAGGAAATTGTCATGAAGTTATCGGACATCGCAACGATCATCAAAGGCTGGAAGATGCCGTATGCTTACTATGAATTTGAGAACACGGCCCCGGAACCGCCCTATGTGGTCTATTTTCTGGACGAATCCGATGATTTCTTTGCAGACAATATCAACTACCAGAAGAACCGCACCCTTTACATCGAGCTTTACTGTGCGAGCAAGAAGAACTCTTTGGCACAAGAAGCGGTCATCGAAGCCAGCCTAATCACCAATGAAATGCCGTTCTCAAAGGCAAATGACTATATTTCTTCTGAACGGCTTTATGTAACAGTTTACACAATGGAGGTATGCTATGAGCAACAATAAGGTCCATTTTGGCGTGAAGAACGCCTATGTTTTCCCCATCACCGAGACGGTTGATCCCGACACCGGTGTTGTCTCCACTTCCTACGGTACTGCCGTGAAGTGGCCCGGAGCGGTTTCCATCGACCTTCAGGCGCAGGGATCCCAGGAGAACTTCTATGCGGATGATTCCATCTACTATGTGGTCTCCAACACGAACTACTACCAGGGCGATTTTGAGAGCGCATCCATCCCCGATGATGTCAAGACGGTCCTTTACGGTGACATCATTGATGACAACGATGCCGTTGTCGAGATCCAGGAATCCGTGACGAAGTATTTCGCATTTGCTTTTGAGACTTCCGGCGATGTTGGCGGACACCGCACCGTGTTCTACAAGTGCAGCGCTACCCGTCCCAACGCAGGCGGACAGACCAAGACCGACAGTTCTGCACCGAACACCCAGACCGTCACGATCACGGCTATCGGCAGAGCAGACGAGGTCAACATCAATGCGAAGATGGTTCACCTGATCCAGGCGAGCCTTAACGAAGGCGACACCGGGTATTCGAGCTTCTTCACTGCTCCTTACACCCCGACCGTCACTTCTCACTAGATCCAAGGGGGCAAACTATGAGAGGAACGATTTCTGTCGGAACAAAGAGCCTTGAACTGCTTTCCAATGCAGCCACGGCTCTTTTGTATAAAAGGGTATTCCATGAAGACCTTCTCAAAGCGCTGACATCATTCTCCACGGATAGCTCGGATATTCTGGCTGCCGTGGAGGTGATGGAGCGTCTTGCCTTTATAATGAACAAGCAGGCAGAGGACCAGGTCGGAGTGGTAAACGGATCCATCAAGGAAGGTGACTTCCTGATGTGGCTCACTCTTTTTGAGGAAGCAGACTTTCAGGATCCCAATGTGCTTATGGGGATTTTGAGCGTCTGGAACAAGAATTTGCAGACAGTGTCCGATGTAAAAAACGCATAGCGCCGACCATCCGGGAAATGAACACTCCCCTGCTTGTTCTCCGGGCCTTGCAGGTCGGCCTAAAGATCACGGACTTTGATTTTGTTGAAGTGGGGGACATCTTTGATCTACTGACGGAATCCTCTAACGATTCTTACGAATACCCCAAGAAGGGGACGGAAGAGGACTTCCAGGCGTTGTTTGGGAGAAAATAATGGCAAGCGCAAAAACCATCAAAGGCATCACCATAGAGATCGAAGGCAAGACTTCGGGGCTTGTTAAGGCTCTGGAGGAAGCAAACAAGGAACTTTCCAGAACCAAAAGCGCCTTAAAAGATGTGAACGATGCCTTGAAGCTCGATCCGGGAAATGCTGATCTGATCCGTCAGAAGCAGCAGCTCCTCGCAGATGCCATTGACGAGACCAAAAAGAAGTTAGAAGCAGAAAAGACTGCTGCCAAGGATGCCGCTGACGCACTCGCCAGGGGCGATATTTCGTCCGAGCAGTATGCTACCCTAACCGCAGAAGTGGCGAAGACCACGAAGGAGCTGGAAGCACTTGAAAAGCAGGCAAGACAGAGCGCATCTGTACTCGGTGAGCAGTTCAAGGCAGCAGGCGACAAGATCTCCGGCGTGGGTGACAAGATCAGCGGAGTGGGGAAGGCATTAGCTCCTATCTCCGGAGCGGCGGTGGCAGGATTCACTGCTGCAATTAAGACCACGGCAGATTTTGAGAGCCAGATGTCGAAGGTTGAAGCTCTGTCCGGATCCACGGCAGACCAGATGGCTGATCTGGAAGCCAAGGCAAGGGAGATGGGCGCATCCACCAAGTTCTCCGCTACCGAAGCCGGCGAAGCATTTGAGTATATGGCTCTTGCCGGATGGAAAGCCGAGGATATGACGGCTGGTATCTCCGGCATCATGTCTTTGGCGGCGGCATCTGGCGAAGACCTTGCGACCGTTTCCGACATTGTCACGGATGCTCTGACCGCTTTCGGGCAGTCGGCGGAAGATGCAGGCCACTTTGCTGATGTTCTGGCGGCGGCAAGTTCTAATTCCAACACCACCGTCTCAATGATGGGTGAATCCTTCAAGTATGTCGCACCGCTTGCAGGATCCCTCGGATATTCCGTTGACGATGTAGCCGTTGCCCTCGGTCTGATGGCGAACTCCGGCATCAAGGCATCCCAGGCAGGCACATCCCTTCGGACGATCCTCACGAACCTTGCTTCTCCTTCAAAAAATGTAGCTGATGCTATGGAGCTGGTCGGCGTTTCCCTGGAGGACGGCGAAGGAAATATGCTCTCCTTCCGTGATGTCCTCGGACAACTCCGTGAAGGCTTCGGTCAGATAAAGATTCCGATGGACGAGTTCCAAAAGGCCGTTGAGGAAATGGACCGTCAGCTTGAAGCTGGAGAACTCACCCAGGAAGATTATGACGAATCCCTGCTTGAATTGATGGATCGTGCGTATGGTGCCGAGGGTGCCATGAAGGCGCAGGCGGCAGCGGCTATCGGTGGTCAGAGAGGACTTTCCGCTCTGCTTGCCATGGTAAATGCGTCCGATGCAGACCTTGAAAAACTCACGGGTGCCATTGACGGAAGCGCAGGAGCCGCCGAAGGTATGGCGGAGATAATGCAGGACAACCTCTCCGGTCAGCTCACGATCTTGATGAGCCAGCTCCAGGAGCTTGCGATCTCGGTCGGTGAAACCCTGCTGCCTGCCATAATGAAGGTGGTCGAAGGCTTACAGAAGTTCATGGACTTCTTG